ATCGCCTTCAAAAGCAGTCTTGACAGGTGAACGGTTAAACATCTTCAGGCCATTAGGTGCGTCAGTCAACAAGAAAAACGCATCAGTGTCTGTCAAGTAGTGATTGACAACATAGCCTTCAGGGATTAAGCCCATGGACACAATTGCATTGATGTCGTTATCCGCTGTTGCAACACGCAAAGAAGTTTTCATCAAACGCTCAGCAGTAAACTGAAGTTCTTTTGGAACAACCAGTTTGCGGGCGGTCAATGCTACTTTCAATCCACGTTCATCAGTGAATGCAGCAATATCAATGATGCCTTGTTCCAATGAGGTTTCATTCAAATCGGCAGCAACTGCTGGACGATTTGAAAAGTCAGGGCCCATTGCAGTAGGGTGAGCGGTGGACATCAAAGCCACGCCGTCGCCGCCTGCAAAAGCACCACCAGTAAAACCATTGTTCAGCACGGAAGCAGCTTTTACTTGCTTGGTGTTGGACATGGAACGGGCCAGTGCCTTGGTGTAGCGCACAGACAAACGATCATAGAGGTTATCTTCAATCGCTTCTTCTGTTAGCGCAAACGCCATGGCGATGGTTTCATGCGTGTACCGAGCGGTAAACGATTCCTGAGCGGTATCGTATGCCATGCCAGCACCCTCTGTTTTCACAGGGGCAGAACCAAAGCCAGTCAACATGACCTCTTCTTCAAAAGCACGGTCAGATGTCTCAATAGAGAAAATCTGCTCATGCTCATTTTCATAACGCTTGTATTCCAGACCAAACAAAGCATTCAGTCCGGGCTCAAGTTCCTTAACCAGTTGGGAACGGGTAATTGCCATGATTTATCTCCTTATTGACCAGCAACACCTGCACTACCGTACACGTGTTCGTTGATCTTGACTACCACCACGGCATTAGTGCCGAACTCATTGTTGACATCGTTGTACAAGCCAACGACCTTCAAGTTCAATGCTGCTGAGTTAGCAAGCGTGCTTGAGTCCAACTCCATGGTGGAGATGCCGGAAGTAGTGCTACCGCCTGTGCCAACGACATCAGCGTTTTTACCTACGTCAGCCGCCACAAAGCCTTCATCACATTGAATCAAGAACAACTGATTAGGATCATCAATCACATCAGCAATGATCTTGCCTGCTGTGATGTTGACAGAGCCCGGATAGTAGTTCTTAAAAGTTGGTTTGCCTGTAGTGGGATCAATGTAGTTGCAACCGTTAAACACGCCTACCGCAGCAGTGTGTGAAGCTGGAAGAAACCTAGTAATGAAACCCCCTGAAAGCGCAACCAAGTCACCTTGGAAAATTGTCCCGGCCTGACTATCAGCAATCTCGTAGCCATACTGCTTTTGAGCACCAGTAGCTGAAAGATTACCAATTGCACGCAGACCAAAGGCTTTATCGATATTAGCCATTTAAATCCCCTAAAAAATTGAAGTTATCAGTCTTACGACTGACGGAATGTTGTGCGAGAACTCCGTTCTGGAGCCTGAAGCCGCATTGAAGAGTGTGCGTTCTCACGCATCATCTCGTTGTCTACCGCATGTAACTGGTCCTGCGCCTTCTTACGGAAATAAGCATTTCTCTCATCAACCGTTTCATCTGGGATCCTAGCGAGTAAAAGTCCTCCAACAGAAACAACTCCGGCATGTTTGCCGTCGTCCATCGTTGGGAGCATGCCTCGATATTCTTCAGGAAGATCCTCGAGACGGACAAGTTCATATCCCTCACGAAGTTTGCTGTAGATGTTCTGGTTGTCAAGATTTCCATTGACTTCTGCGCGAAGCCAACGATGCTTATACCCCTCAGGGGCAGGTGGTGCATCTAAGCGCGAAGGAGGACTCCAAGGCTTGCGACGAGTTTCTTTTTCCCGAGTTTCGGAAGAACGAGCGGCTCTATCGATAGTGACTTTTTCAACCATGACTTACTCCTTTACGTACTTAGCATACTCTTCAAGAGGTACACCCAGTTTTTTTGCAATGGCAACCTGACTCGGCGATAACCGGACAGTTCTGCGCGCACTATTAATTCCGGAACTCCGGCTGGCAGGGGCAACAGCAGGCGCGGCACGCTGTTGTCTGATTTGAGAAGCAGAACCTGAGTTCTGAAAACGACTTGGAAACTCCGTTTGGAGCCTACGATCGAGCTCAGTATAGTATTCATCAGAACTGGGGTCAATACCTTCTTGACTCACCAACGTTTCATGTATGCCCCATGCGGCATAGGTCATTACACGGTCTTGGCCAAACCAAGGATTGCGCTCTGCCCATTCTTCCGCTTGCGGGCTAGGAGCGGCCCGTTGAGGCGGCTGATAAACCGGCGCTGGTTGCTGGTAGTTCTGTTGCTGTGGCTGTTGTTGATAAGCTTGAACCTGCTGTTCTTGAGTCTGTAACCACCCCGCAACTTGACGCTGCTCCATGGTTAAATCCGTCAAACGTTGGCTGGCTTCCGTCTCTGTATCAATGTCGCCCTCTTCACGGGCCTTGCGAATAATAGACTTTAGCGCCGTTTGCTGGGTATCAAGCCGTGTTTTAGCCTCATTCAGTCGGCTGTAGTCTGTGTGGACCAGTTTTTGTTGAAGCGTCTGGGTCTGGGTTTGCAGTCCTTTTGCATATTCAATTGCTGCTTGTTCCCGTCGTTCCGCCTCGCGCATGCGAGCAGTGAGCTTGGCAATACGCTTTTGAACCCCTTCATTGACGGTTTCTAACTCTTCTCGAGTAGAAGGAGCAGCGTTTTGTTCCTCACTGCTGGGCTCGGATGTTTCAAAGACTTCTGTTTTATTGGTTTCTGGAAGAGAAACGTCCGTTTCGGTCTCGTTTTCCCCTAGATCAAACTCTAATTGTGTGTCTGTTGCTGTTGCCATTGATTACCTCACATGTGCAGAATGTCTTCTGGGTCGTTTATGGTGGCCAAAATCTCGTCATCGTTGAGAATCCGGATCTCTCCACCGTCAATGGCCATACGCGCACCCGCGTAACGGCCAAAAATAATCCAATCCCCCTCTTTGCACCAAGAACCGGTGGGGAATTTGACTTCGTCCTTGTAAGCCAATGGACCTACAGACAGAACATATGCACAGGTGGTTGTGAGCTGCTGGCGATCAAGAGTTTGATCCGCTAATTCAATGCCGCCCTTGGTTTTGCGTGCGCCACGGTACGGCAGCACAATCACGCGCCATCCAGTGGCCGTAGGCAAGTGCTCTTTGATGTTTGAGACCTGCTCGTTGTGGTCTTTGCGAGCTTCAGCTGATGCAACCGCATCAGCAACGGCCTTTGCAGCCGCCGCAGCGGCTTCTTCAGCCGCATCTTGTGCCCATTTCGCTTCTAACGCAGTAGTTTCTGTCATGTTGGCCCTCATTGATTGGAATTCTTGCTAAGAAGCTCTTTTACAGCTTCCTCAACAAAACGAAATCCCTCTAGACGGCCCATCAAAAACCTGTACTGCTCCATATCCCGCACTGAACCAGACAAAATCATGTCACCCGTTTGTTTTTCGAGGCGACGAATTGCTGTCAACACAGTTTCTGAAAACTCAAGCATGGATTACTCCAATGAAGCAGACAATAAGGCCCTTGTCCGAGGGATGTACTTGCATTATGCGTCAGATTACGTAATCTTTACCTTGTTAAAAGCATCTTTTCTGTAAATAAATGTCGGTCCCGGCTGTTTCTTGGCCTTTGGGGGCCCTTTAGGCATAGGGCTTTGTGGTTTTTGCATCATTTTTTGTGGCATTTTTGGTCTATTGCGCATTTTTAACCCTTTAGTTAACCATTTTAGACATATCTGCTTGCATTTTTTGAGTTTGCAGCATCAATTTAGCCTGACTTTCTTGCTGGTCAGCCTGTTCTTTCTGTTGTGAAAGCTGCAACTGTGCCTGATCGATGCCAATATTGGCCTCATCGCGCTTAGCGGACTGCTCCAGCTCTTGTTTCTTGAGCGCGATCAACGGATCTTCTTGATTGCCTTCGCCTGACAGCTCTTCTCCCAATTTTTTAACCTCTTGGAAGCCCTGTGCAACCTTTACAGCAATCATTGCCTCGCGCTGTAGAGCAGATACCATTCTTTCCGGATCAGTGCCGTATTGCTTAAACAACTCTGCCTCTATGTCCTCTTCCGCCTTCAGGCGAATGTGGTCGAAAATATGTTTTTGCAAACTCACGGCAACGTTTGGCATCCCCTGCATCAAAGGAGACATTCCAAACAAAATGTGCGTCATGATGTGGGCATCATGCTGTTGGCCAGCAAACGCCTTAAGCGGAGAACCGTCTAGCGCCTGTGCATTCTCACTTGCAGGATCTTTGGGTTTGTCCACATTCTGTGTGTTCAAGATCTGATCGATATCGCGCACACCAATCGCCTCATACATACGGCGGTAGGCCTCGTACATATTGTGCATCTGCGGTGCGCTTTGCGCGAGTTGCAACTGAGTCTGCGCCATGGTGATGCGCTGAGCAACAGAGAAGATGTTGGGGTCAGAGACTGGCAACACATCGATGCGATCATCGAAGTCCATTCTCTTAATAACACGACTCTCACCGGGCACATCGTACGGATACTCATCTGGCAAGAAATCAGCAAAGCCCTTAGCAAGCAGTTGAAACTCCAGCTTTTGGCTGTAGTGCAAACGCTTATGGATGGCCGACATGACCGAGCTGCCCTTCTCAAGCAACGCAATCGTTGTTCCCACAGCAGCGTTTTGATTGCTGTCGCCAACCTGCATGTCCGTAATGCTCGCCATGCGCTGGCCAGCAGTCACGCAAAAACCAAGCAACGCCATGAGCGTTTGGCTAGGCTCCTTGTACGGCAGCGGCAGCAACGAAGACTGCAACTCCATACCGCCCGCGTCCATATCCCGCCACTCACCCGGCTGGATTGGCACGTCATCGTTCATGATCCGCGCGCCTTTAGCCTTGAAGCCCGCAGGCAGATTCACCAACGTACCGGCATCCAACAATTGCTGCAACGCAGCAGTAGCGGTTTTGGACAGATTACCAACCAAGTGCAAGAAGCCAAGACCGTACGCGCCTAGCCCCTGCACCAAACAATAGTGGACATAGTACTGCTTGCGGATAAACAGCTTGTCGCCTTCGTTCCAGTTACGACGAATACCCACTACATCCCCCGTGCCCTCATCCACAGTAATGATGTACGGCTGCGCAATACCAGTTATCTCACCTTCCTCGTCCTTGTGCTCAAACCCCTCTACCTCATAATCTAACTGGAACTCCAACAGGCTAACCTCTTCCTCCTCATCCGCAGGAGACATGCCCGTTACCTTGTCTACAGCTTTTCTGATCGTGCTCTCATCCATGTTGCCGTAAGACTGCGGCTGAGCAGTATCTAAATACTGACCACGGGCCACGGCTTTTTTGTATTCATTCGTGGTCATGGAAACGCGGTGAATAATTCGCTCGCATTCGCTCATTACCGAGCTACCCTGATACGGGATATACAGGTCGTCTGGCAGCACCAAAGCACTTACCATGCGCCCTTTGTTCTCGTCGTAATACACCTTCTTAAAGGTAGAACCGCCATAGCCTGTGTAAAACAACAGTTGGTCAAACTCAGGCGTGTACTCTTCCATCACCGAAGTGATCTGGTAGTTCATGAAATCGCGCACGCGATCAGCCTGCATTATCTTTTCCCGTGTCTCCTTGCCCAGCACTCGCGTGCGCACGGGACCGTCGGAAGGCATCAATTCCTTCAGTGCGGTAGCCTGAAACTGCACAATGCTCTCGGTAAGCAGTGGATGGCTCACGCCGCTTGCGCCCTTAAACGGTTTGGTGCGCTCTTCCATGCTAAAGCCCAGCAACCTCATGCCCTTGCTGTACTGATCTTCCCAGTCTTTTCTAGAAGACTTGTCCGCCTCAAACAACAACATCAAATCGCTGCTGATCAATGTAAGCACGTCGGTATCAACAACTTCAGCCAAGTTGGCATCAAAGGGCACATCTGCGTCCTCTTGATCTCCGATGTTCACCACCACCTCGCCGGTCGCTGTGTCAAACTCAATCTCAATTTCAGGCAGCTCTTCCAGCATCTCCTGTGCAGAAATTTCTACGTCTACGCCACCTTCGGGGTAGTCATCGCCTGTGATGCGTTTTTCAATTGGCATGTTTTGTCCTTATAAATATCTGCGGGTGTCAGCCGATTGTCTCTCCACCATACCACCTTTGGCAAACGGTATGCCTTTTTCGGCAATACGTGCAGCGGCTTCGGGGGACCAGACCACGCCTGTTGCAGTGATTGGTCTGCCGTCTTTGTCTGGGGGAAGTTCAATCAGGCGCAGTTCTACGCCAGATTCTTTTCCACCCAAATCCTTGATCACTTGTTTTAAATTAAGTTCTACTTTTCCAACATACAAGTTAGGGTTATTAGATTCAGCGCCGGGGAAAGTGGCGAAGCCTTTACCGTCCCGCATGGCGGATTGAATTGCATTTTTCATAAGCAACTGCTGACGGACCATTTGGTTGGTTTCAAAACCGGCAAAGGGCTCTTGTAAAGAATAGGAGGCCTTGTCTCTGACGCGACCGCCAAGGATGGAAATGCGTTTTTCCATGGCCCGTATTCCTGTATCAAGGGACTTACGAATTGCCTCTTCTTCTGTTTCAATTTCTTTTAATCGAGTGTTAGGTAACGTTCCCGCTTTAATTTTGTCCCGTTTTTCTTGTTGCAATACTTGCAATTTATCCATTGCTTTTTGTTTTGATTGCTGAACCTCATTCTGTAACTTGTTGTACTCTGCTTGGTCTTTTGACGCATTGCCGGAAGTGGTTCCAGACTTTCTCATATCCTTAGATAAGTCCGATTGCAACTCATGGAAATGACGACCCTGCAATGTTCCTTTGTCAGGAAGGGTTGTCTCATGTTCCGAGAACCGGGTAAAACCAATTGGATATGGTTTTCCTGCAACGCTTTTGTGTTTTCCTTCGTAC